AGAAGCACAGGTTGGGCTTTCTTCTTCTGAATTGACTAAACTTCCTACCGAAACAAATACTCAATTTCTTGCCCGTGTAAATGCAGCCAAAGCAGCAGAACGAGCAACGTCTATCAAAGCAAATCCATTATTGGATAAAAGTGTTATGCCAAAAGCACAATCTGGATATGAATACAAATGGATTGGTGGAACCGATACTGGTCAATGGCAACTTTACAAGAATGCTACCGTATTACCAGTAGTTGGTGGTACAAGTGGAACAAGTAATGCAGTAGTCGAAGACCCAGCAATTACAGCAGCAAAAATAGCGGCGGATACAGCAGCAAAAGCAGCAGCCGATGCGGCTGCAAAAGTAGCCGCTGATAAAGCAGTAGCAGATGCTGCAGCAAAGAAAAGTGAAATTAATGCTATCGCTTTTCTTAATTCAACATATTCAAGTTTTGGTTTAGGTGGAGATATTGCAACAGCAATTACCAACCTAGTTCAACAGGGTTACACAGCAGATACTATTCAATTAATTGCTCAGGACCCAAAGAGCAAGGACCCGTTGGCAATAGCATTTCAGCAACGTTTTCCAGCAAATGCTGCTCGCTTAAATGCAGGACTTCCAGTACTAAGCCCAGCAGAATACCTAGCAACTGAGCGTTCATACGCACAGACAATGCAAGCCTATGGACTTAACTCAAACTTTGCTACTAACAAAGACATTTTTACTAAGTTGCTTACTAATGACATTAGTCCAACTGAACTTAATAGCCGTATCAGTACAGCCAAGCAAGTAGTTGAAAACACAGACCCATTAGTAACTCAACAATTGCAGGCATACTACGGCATTAGCCAAGGCGACATGATTGCTCATGTACTTGACCCATCAATTGCAACACCAATTATCGAAAAGCAAATTAGTGCATCTCAAATTGGCGCAGGTGCTGCTCGTTTTGGTACAGACATTAACCAATCATACGCTGAACAACTAAGCGGACTTGGTATTACACAGTCACAGGCTAATCAAGGTTTCCAGAATATCGCACAACAATTGCCAGGAACTCAAGAATTAGCAGCACGTTACTCAGCCTACGGCCCAGCAGGTCAAGCAGGAGCGGCATTACAAGCAGCAACCTTTGGAACGACTGGTTCTACTCAAGCAGCAGCATCCCTTGAACGCCTTAAGATGCAAGAGATTAGCCAATTTTCTGGCTCATCGGGAGCAGGCAAAGGTAGCCTAATGGGAACTGAAGCAGGTTTATCCTAACAAAAGAATCCGTCACAACCGACCAGCATTGATGACGTGTATTAGAGACTGGAAGTAAGAGCCAAACATTTCTGCCCCTGGAAATGATTGAGGCTTACGCATCTACCAAACGAAAGGGAGTGCCACATGGCAAACCAATATGATGAAGACGACGACTTTGATACAGTCGAAGAAACCCAAGACCAAAACGGACCTGCGAATCTTCGCAAGGCATTGAAGCGTGCAGAGAAAGAGAAGAAAGAATTAGCAGACCAATTAACTGCTATCCAATCTGACCTTCGCTCTCGCTCAGTCAAAGAAGTATTGGCATCAAAAGGTGTACCTGATAAAGTCGCCAAGTTTATTCCTGGCGATATTAGTACGCCAGAGCAAATTGATTCATGGCTTGAGGAAAACTCCGATGTATTCGGATTCCAAAAGACTGAAGAAGTTGCTCAAGCCGACGAGGAAACTAAGGCAAATGTTGCTTCATATCAGCGTATTAACGCTGCTACACAAAACGCAAATACCCCAAGCCGTGACCAAGATTTAATGTCTAAAGTCACTGGGGCTAAATCACTTGATGAACTAAATGCGTTAACTGGCAACCCAAGTCAACGATTCCAACGCGGTAAATAACCCATCCGCACAAACCTTATAGAAAGAAGGTGACACATGGCAAACGCATATACAGATTCCAGTTCTGGCTCCCTAGGTAATTATCTAGTCCAGACTGCTTATGACCGTTATGTTGAATTTGCACTCCGTGCTGTACCTATGGTCCGCGACGTAGCGGACAAGCGTCCAGTACAACAGGCAATGCCTGGTTCCTCTGTAGTCTTCCAGATTTACACAGACCTAGCAGCCGCAACCACCGCTCTTTCAGAGACAACTGACCCAGATGCAGTAGCCCTTGGCAACACAACACAGGTTTCAGTTACTTTGCAAGAATACGGTAATGCTTCATTAGCAACTCGTAAGTTAGAGTTGTTCTCACTCTCAGATGTTGACCCAGCAATTGCTGACATCATCGCGTTCAACATGGCTGACTCACTTGATACAGTAGCACTTGCTACTCTTATCGGTGGAACAAATGCTATCGCTGAAGTTAATGGTTCTGCTGTATCTACCTATGCAGGTACATATACAAACGGAACAACACAGAAGTCAATCCTCTCAACTGACGTTATCAAGTCTCGTGACATTCGTTTAGCAGTTGCTAAACTACGTGCTAACAAGGCTGTCCCACGTCAAGGAGAATACTACTGGTGTGGTATCCACCCAGAAGTTTCACATGACCTACGCGCTGAAACAGGTTCAGGCGGATGGCGTGATGACCATAAGTACTCAGAGACAGGTTCATCTGAATTCTGGCCAGGCACAATTGGTACATACGAAGGCGCAATGTTTGTTGAGTCTCCACGTATGGCTAACTTTGCTGATGGTACAGGTGCAGGTACTTCTGCTTCAGGTACTTTTGGTACATCTTCATACGTTAATGGTACTGGTGGCGTTCGTGTATTCCGTACACTTGTTGCTGGTAAGCAAGCACTTGCAGAAGCAGTTGCTGAAGAGCCACACGTAATCTTCGGACCAATCGTTGATAAGTTGATGCGTTTCCGTCCAATCGGATGGTACGGCGTTCTAGGATGGGCACGTTATCGTGAAGCATCATTAGTACGTATTGAATCAACATCTTCAATCCACACTGCTTAATTTAATTAAGTAACGCAGTAGCCCCATCACATAGCGGGTGGGGTTACTGCACTTAATAAGGAGAAACATGGCATACCAATTTACACCACCAACAGTTGATGAGACTCCAGGCGGATTCGGAAGACTGATGTGGCGTTATCGTATTGCACGCGGAGACAGTATCCTTGTTAATGGAACAGTAGTAACACGTCTTCGTACTCCTGGAGTAGACCAAGTAGCCGAGGCAGATTATGCCTACATTGGCGGACATGTTTACTTTATCTCAGATGCAGAAAGAACAATTTTGATTAACGCTGGATACAGCGCAAACATTACAACAGTTTAAGGAGTAGGTGTGAATCCTGGTAGATACAATCTTACGGTTTACAAAGGCACTACCTTTGAACTAAAGCCAGTATGGAAAATTGGTGGAACACCAGTAGACCTTAGCGGTTATACAGCGGACATGCAGGTGCGGTATGCATCTGACACTTCTTCTATTATTGAACTTTCTACATCCAATGGACGCATTACAATTGACTCAGCCTATGGACGTATTAACTTGTCCATCTCTGCAACAGATAGTGCAGCACTCGCCGCTGGCTCATACAATTATGATTTGAATTTAACCAACACAGTAGATGGAACTGTCTACAAGATTCTTGAAGGTGCATTCGTTGTGAAGGCGAGCATTACTCAATGACATCTACTCCAGATACAATCTCGATTGTTGAGATTCCAACAGTAACAAATGTTTACGACGTTGCTGTTACTCAACTTGATACAGTAGAACTTGGTCCTATTGGACCGCAAGGGCCATCAGGATATCAAGGCTCTCAAGGAGTTACAGGAGCAACAGGTGGAACAGGAACAACAGGTAGTCAAGGAAGCACAGGAGCGGTTGGCTCAACTGGCTCCACAGGAAATACAGGAAGCACAGGCGCTACAGGCTACACAGGACCCACAGGTTCTACTGGACTTACAGGTGGTACTGGCAGCACAGGGCCTACTGGACCCACTGGGTCAACAGGAGTAACTGGTGGTACTGGTGCGATTGGTTCGACGGGGCCTACTGGTCTTACTGGCAATACTGGCAGTACTGGCAGTATTGGCAATACTGGGGCGCAAGGAAACACAGGCGCAACAGGGGCTATAGGAAATACTGGTGCTACTGGCACAACTGGTTTAACGGGCAACACAGGGGCTGTAGGGCCTACTGGAGCCGTTGGTAACACAGGAGCCATTGGTGCAACAGGTGCACAAGGAAATACAGGAGCCACAGGCTCAACAGGTTTAACGGGAAATACGGGGGCGACAGGTGCTACAGGTTCTACTGGTAATACTGGCCCTACTGGTGCCACTGGCAACACTGGGCTTACTGGTAATACTGGACCAACTGGACCAACTGGAGCCACGGGAGTTGCGGGAAATACTGGAGCAACAGGAAACACAGGTTCCACAGGATTAACTGGTAACACAGGTAACACAGGTTCTAATGGTACTAACGGTTCTACTGGCTCTACAGGTCCGACAGGACCTACAGGTAATACAGGTGTTGCAGGCAACACAGGTAATACTGGCAACACGGGTAGTACTGGATTAACTGGTAACACTGGTTCAACAGGACCAACAGGGCCTACAGGTAATACTGGCGTAGCAGGTAACACAGGTGCTACTGGTAATACTGGTAGCAATGGAACAAATGGTTCAACAGGTTCCACAGGTCCTACTGGACCTACTGGTAATACTGGTGTTGCGGGTAATACGGGAGCAACTGGTAATACAGGAAGTACTGGATTAACTGGTAATACAGGTTCTACTGGTCCTACAGGACCAACGGGTACAACAGGTACAACAGGTAACACTGGTAATACTGGCAGTACTGGTTCAACAGGCGCCACGGGTGCAGCAAATCTTTATGACATCTTAATGTTAGGTGGAATGTAGTACACTAAGCCTATGAAAATAGCCGTGTATGCTATAGCAAAAAATGAAATCTTGCATTGCGAAAGATGGGCAAATGCGACAAAAGGTGCAGACTATCGCATTGTTGCAGACACTGGTTCAACAGATGGTACACAAGAAAAGTTAAAAGAACTTGGTGTTACCGTTCATCAGATTCATTTGAAACCTTTTCGTTTTGATGATGCACGTAATGCAGCATTGAACTTAGTTCCAGAAGATGCAGACGTATGTCTTATCCTAGATATGGACGAAGTTCCAGAAGATAAGTTTTTTGACAAAGTACGCAAGAAATGGAAACTTGGTGCAGACCACGGGTGGGTCAGTATTAAAACTGGCGGTAACCAATGGGAAAGAGACAGGCTTCATTCACGTTTTGGTTGGCGATGGAAGTATCCATGCCACGAAGTAAACCTTTGGTATGACAGCAGACCTGCTAAGGAATGCGACATACGCAATGCAGTTATTGAACACGTGCCAGATGATAATAAATCACGAGGACAATACCTTACATTACTAGAACTTGCAGTTAAAGAAGAACCAAACGATGCACGTATGTGGACATATATGTGCAGAGAGTATTTTTTTTATTCCAAATGGCAAGAAGTAATTGACTCAGCAAATAAAAAACTTGAATGTGGTGGTTGGGATGTTGAAAGTGCAGCAGTCTGCCGTTGGGCAGGAGAAGCCGCACATCAACTGGGCAACTCAGAAGATGCTAGAAACTGGTATGACAAAGGAAGAGAAATTCTTCCCTTGCAAGGTGAGCCGAGATTTGCTGTTGCAATGGATGCGTACAGAAAACAAGAATGGCAGCGTTGTTTAGATGCCGCTATGGACACTTTGGAATCTACTCGTTCGAATCACTACTGTCACGAATCGGCAGTCTGGGATTGGAAAGCATACGACTTGGCGGGAATCGCTGCGTACAATCTCAAACATATTGACGAAGCAATAACTTTTACTATTGAAGCGTTAAAGGCTAATGGGCCAGAACAAGAGCGTATCCAGCGCAATTTAGATTTCTTTGAAAAGGTTAAAAATGAAATTAGGAAGTAACTGCAGAAGCGGCTGTGCAGACAAGAATCACGAGTCTTATATCGAATGTTTGCAAGCGGCTAATTTACAAGTTAATACTGGTGATGCTGGTAGAGGCGAGTCTATGTCTGCTAAGAAATGGGATGGTGAATTAAAAGCCTACCGTGATGCTAGAGCAGAAGGTATACAGCCAGCAGGTACCACAATGAAAGCAGTTAACGAAGCAAGAGCGGCAAGCGACAAACTAGGAGCAGCGTATAACGCTGACGTTATGCCAGCAGCACATAAAATTACCAAGCAATCGGCTTCGGTATTGAAACACACGGGGGACATCTAATGGCTACAAAAAAAATTAGCAAGGCTAAGGCTTATGCAGCAGCAGAAAAGGCTGAACCAAAAGCAGAAAAAGCCAAAGAACTTAAAAAGGGTATGTCTATCCTAAAAGGAAAGAAGAAGTAAATGGCAGCAGCAAAAAAAGGAATGGGCTTCGCGAAGGCGCAAGCAGGAATTGCCAAGAAGCAAGGGATTCCAATGGAACGTGCTGGTGCAATCCTCGCATCTGCAACACGCAAGGCAAGCCCAGCAGCAA